TCAATTTTCTATTTCAACCTCAAGTCCTGATTTAAATACTATTTTTAAATCATCGTCATAAACAACCATCTTCTCCACTAGTTTCCTTACCAACTCTTCATCATAGCTTTCTATTTCGAATTCTTGATTGTATAAAAACTCTTCTAATTCCATTAGTCTAATTTGTTCATTCTTCTCTTCCGCCATAGTTAGGAGTATCTTTTCTTTTTCATTCCTTAACTCTTCCACCTTATCTGCAAGGTCTGTGTAGTCTTTCTTGGCATTAGCTACTTTTAAAAGTTCTTCTTGAACCTCCAGCATTTCTTTGTCTATTTCTTCAATCCTGCTGCTTTCATCACCTGTGATGACTTTTTTAATGTTCTCTTTTATTATTTCTTTTACTTCATTGCTTTCAGATATAAGTTGATTGATGGCTTCCACAACTGCTTCTTGTAAGTCTTCTTCTTTTATGGTTCTTGCATTGCAGGCATCTGGTCCATGAGTTACTCTTGTGCAACATCTCCAAACTATATATTTGTTTCCCCTGTTGTTCCAAGCAATTCTTCTGTAAATATCCCCACATTTAGAGCAATAGACAATACTTGAAAGGGCGTATTTGCTGGAATAAATTCTTCTTTTCCCTTTTCCACTTACCATATTAGCTCGTCTGTACATTTCTTCTCCAACTCGCATGAAGATTTCTTTTGGTATGATGGCTTCGTGGCTATTTTCTACATAATATTGAGGTGCAATCCCATCATTCTTTACTCTTTTCTTATTTAGAAAATCTACCGTATAGGTTTTCTGTAGGAGGGCATCCCCCATATATTTCTCATTAGTTAATATTTGATTGAGGTTCGATACATGCCACTTCTTATTTCCTGCTCCATTTACTATCTTTTCTTTTTCAAGTCCTACCTTTATGTCTCGTAGACTTGCCCCTTCCAAGTATTCTCTGTAGATCCTCTTTACTATTTTTGCTTCTTCAGGAACGATGACAAGTTTTCCATCTTCGTCTTTTGTATAGCCTAAAAACCTATTATGATTTACTTGGACTTGGCCTTGTTGAAATCTATATTGAAAGCCTAACTTCACATTTTGAGATAAGGACTGACTTTCCTGTTGTGCAAGGGATGCCATAATGGTAAGGAGGACTTCTCCCTTGGCGTCCATGGTATTGATGTTTTCTTTTTCAAAGTAAACTGGGATATTGTTTTCTTTAAGTTTTCGAATATACTTTAAACAGTCTAGTGTGTTTCTGGCAAACCTAGATATGGACTTTGTGATGATATAGTCTATGTTTCCTTCCATAGCTTCTTCAATCATTTTATTAAAGCCAGCTCTTTTCTTGGTATAAGTTCCACTGATTCCTTCGTCAGAAAACACTCCTGCAAATTCCCAATCTAGATTTTTCTTAATATAGTTTGTGTAATGGTCTACTTGAGTGTCATAAGAAGTTGCTTGTTCATCGCTATCTGTTGATACCCTCGCATAAGCTGCCACTCTTAGTTTCTTCTTTTCTGATTCCTTGATTGAGTTTCCCTTTTTCTTTTTAGCTGGTATGACTATAACCTTGCTATTCATCATCTATCACCTCGATTAAATTGTACTGGTGGCTCGCTCGTTCAAAGGGATCTATTGGAAGAACTCCTTCTTCTTTATATCTAAACTTACATGGAACTCTAATAATCTCTTCTTCCTTTTCCCAAACTCGCCCCATAGCTACTGCTCTTTCCTTTAACATTTGACCTGCCTTCTCAAAGCTTTCTCTATCTATAATCTTGGGATAGATGTCATTTCCTAAATACTTTTTATTGGTTAATATTCTTTTTACGCTTGAGCTGTTTTTCTTTAAGCCTGCAAGGTCTGCCGACTTAATAAGGGCGTTGCCAGCAAGATAGTTTTTAAAGATTTTTCTTATATTCTCCGCTTCTTTTTCTTGAACTTCTAATCTTCCGTCTCTTATGGTATAGCCATAACATAGTCTAGACATTATTTTTCACTTCCTCTCTTAGTACAAGTCCACATTTTAAATGAAAATCTAGGGTCTCTCTATTAACAACTTGAATGTGGTCAATGATTTCTTCAAACAAGTCATCTTCAAAGTGATCTATCATTTCGCTTTTATCTAAGATTTCTATTAGCTTTTCAAGTTCTCTTATTTCTTCATCGTTTCCAAGGATGGCTTTTTTGCTTCTCTCCTTTTCCTTAAGTAAGTTTCTTTCTTCGCTTGAAATCTCACTGCTTTCTTTTGTGTAAATACTTGCATCTAAAACCCCTGAAGTTATTAGTTTGTTTAGAACCTCTTTTCTTTCTTTTAGCTTTTCTAAACTTTCTTCTATATTGTTTATCTTCTCGACTTCTTCCCTGCTGTCCACTCTCTTTAAGGATTCTAAAAGTGGTGTAAGGATACTATCTTTTCCAAAGATTAGCTTATTAACTAGAGTCACAAAAGCTAGTTTAATGTCCTTATCTTTAATAAACTTCATGGAGCACTTATTGATATCTTTTAGGTGCTCACTGCAAGTCCAGGCTATATATTTATCTTTGCCGTTATAGTGATGCCTTCTTTTAAAGCTTGAACCACACTCTCCACACTTAATTTTTCCAGATAGGCTATATCTATTTTGATATCTTTTAGTATTTTTTCCATTTCCTTTTGCTATAGCCCTAAGTCTTATTAATTCTTGTACTTTCTCAAAGTCCTCTCTGCTTACAATAGCTTTATGGTTATCTATTATCTTATACTGGTCTTCTTCTCCCTTATTTTTATGCCTCTTGTAAGTATCGTCTGTATAGGTCTTTTGGTAGATGACATCGCCTATATATTTTTCATTTTTTAAGATTCCGTTTATAGTTGACCCATGCCAGCTTGCTCCTCTTTGTCCTTTAATTTTTCTCTTATTTAAGTCTTCTGCAATTTTATGTGTCCCCTTACCTGAAAGATACTTTTCATATATTTCTTTTATTATTTTTCCTTCTTCTTCGTTAACTACCATCTTCCCGTCTATATTCTCATAGCCATAGGGTGGGCTTGATATGATAAAAGTTCCATTTTGAAATTTTTTCTTTATAGACCACTTGTTATTTTCTGAAATAGACCTGGATTCACTTTCTGCAAGGGATGAAAGTATGGATAACATCAACTCGCTTTCCATTGTCCTGGTATCAATGTTTTCTTTTTCAAAATAGATGCCAATGTTTAGGTCAAGGAGTCTTCTTACGATTTCCAAACAATCTGTCGTGTTTCTTGCAAGCCTAGATATTGACTTCGTTAGGATAAAATCTATCTTCCCATTTTCACAATCTTTTAGCATTTTTAAAAGACCGTCTCTGCATTCTTTCTTTGTTCCAGTTATGCCTTCATCAAAGTATAGGCCTGCAAAAGTGTATGACTTGTTCTCAGATATAATCTTTTCATAGTGTGCCTTTTGTGTTTTAAGACTTACAAGCTGAGCGTCTTCATCAGTCGATACTCTTGCATAGGCAGCAACTCTTAATGTAGATTCTTCTTTTTGATTAGCTTCTATTTTTGTTATCTTTTTCATCCATTCAACCTCCTTTCTGCTAGTGCTATATTCCCGTACAAGTGAGTATTTATCAAGTCTTATAGCAGTAATTCCGAAAGAATAGGTCTGAATTTTTTAATATTTTCTCTCCTAATTTTTCTATATTCTTCAAGGCTGATTTCGTCTAACAGAAATAGATCTTGGATGAACTTATCCGATAGATAGAAATTAAGCTCTGCCTTTAAATCCCTTTCAGTGTATTCAGGCTTTACGACTTCTTTTTCACCTTCAAACTTCTTTACTTCCATACTCCACCTCCTGTATCACAGGCAAAAAAATTAAGGTTATTTTTAACCCTAATTTTCTTTCCTCTATATTCCTTAGGACAAAGGAAGTGTTTTTGAGTAAGAAGTTTTCTTAAGTATAAAATAAAATATCGAACACAAAAAAACCTATTAGTATTTCGTTTTGAAGTACCAATAGGTATAAATAGCTAATTGTATTTTTATGTATTAATTTATTTTTATCTGATAATAAATTTACATCATTTTTTGAATATTCTTTTAAAATATAAAGACGCTAGGATTCCTATTATATAGAAAATTATACTTACATAACTAGAAGGTTTATCATCAAAAAGATAAAAATAAAAATATATTCCATACTAATGGAAATAATAAAATATACTATCAATATAATTTAATTCCACTAAAAATCCATATAATTGATATTTACCTACAAAAAAGATCGGACTACACGCTAGTATTGTTATAAGTGAAATTGTAAATATTTTATTTTTCATTTGAAATATTCACTTGAATGGAATCTCAGTTTTCTGAATGTTTTGGTCAATTTTTTATGTCGTTTAAGATGTTATAATCCTGACTATTATAAAGTTTTTTATACAGTTCATTCTTTAAAAGCGTCTGATGAGAACCACTAGCAACCATCGCACCATGATCAAGCAATATTATTTCATCAACTTTTACAAGATTTCTCAACCTATGCGATATTATAATATTCATTATTTCACCATTATTTTTATTTATCAGATTAAAAATATTTTCTTCAGTTAATGAATCTATAGATGATGTTGGCTCATCCAGAAGCAAAATTTCAGATCTGTTGTACAAGGCTCGTGCTATAGCCACTTTTTGCCATTCTCCTCCAGATAATTCAATCCCTCCAGCTACACTCTTATCAAGTACATTATCATAGTCAAAGTTCAGTTTATCTTTTTCATTATTATAAATATTAATTTGCGAGAGGATCTCATTTATACCATTATCAGAAATTAATTCATATTCTCCTGAATGCGAGCTTCCAATACTTATATTTTCTCTTAACGAAAATGGATACTTTATAAAATCTTGATGTACTGTATCAAAATATTTATAATAGTTATTTTTATTTACATTATTAATTAATACTCCATCGACTTTAATTTCTCCTTCCGTTGGGTCATACATACCTAAAATTAATTTTGTTAAAGTTGTTTTTCCTGATCCATTCAAACCAATTATTCCATAATTTTTCCCTATTTTAAAAGTATAATTAAAATTTTTCAAAGCAAATTTATTACTGTTTGGATATCGAAAACTAACATTTTCAAAAGTGATTTGTTCTACTTTTCTATTCAAATTAACAGTTCCTTCATTACTTTCTTTTAAATTCATTAAATCAAAATACTTTTCAATATATAAACAACTCTCATATGAACTCTCCACTGAACTAAATAAATTTGTAAGTGATTGCCTAACTAATTCCATGGTTTGAAAATACATTATTGCTGACCCAATACTTATTTTAAGTTTAGAACATCTTAATATTATCAAAATTATATTCACAGTATTTGTTATCTCTTCTAATACTGAAATACATATTGATCGCTTAAAATATTTTGATTTTATAGATTTATTATTCTTTAAATTATTGTCATATATTATTGTCATTTTACCTATTAGTATTTTGACAGAACTGTAAACTTTTGTTTCGACAATCCAATTATACTTTGTTAAAATAGACTTTAAAATTTCAATATATCTAATACTTTCTATTTGTTTATTATATTCATTATATAGTTTTTCTAAAGCATCAAATTCATTTATAATATTAAGAATTGAACTAACTATACAAACAAAAAAACATAACATACTAAACTTAATTATTATATACGATACACTGACCATTGTAATAAGATTTCGTATCATATCCATAACTATATCTAACATCATTTTATTTTTAGAAGTAGAGTCTTTGTATACCATTTGTATTAAATTATAAGTCTTCGAATTATCAAAACTCTCCATCTTTAATCTGCTAATCTTTTTACTTATATTTATAGTAAAAAATTTATCTAGCTCATTAAAGTATTGAAAACTATAATAATCATTTATTTGCGTAATAACACGTATTAATAACTTTACCATTGAATATACACAAACTGCTCTTACAAATATGTACGTATCAATAGTAAAGTGTTTGATATAAAATGAAATCCCATCTATAAGATATTTATAAGCAATAACTATAGTAGAATTTAGTATTCCCAAAAATATACTACTCACTAGTATAATCAAAAATCTGATTTTACTCGCCTTATACATAAGGCCAATACTTAAGTATACATACCTAATAATAAAAATGATTTTTTTATACATCTTCATAATATATCCCCCAAAGTCTACTATGAAATAATAATTATCTTTGCATTTTTTATGTATTGAGACTGAAATAAATTGTAGGACTCTATAGTGATATTTTCAAGACGCAAAACAAATTTTTCTTTATTTATGTGATTTATCGGAATTAATCCATACTTATAAAATAACGAATATGAGTTAAACAAATAGTAAGTATCAGATAAATCCATCTTAAGAAAATCCCTTATATTGTTTAATCCTTTATCGAATTCCCGAATTCCTGCTTCATCATAGATGAGTGAATTTGCTTTTTCTAATATTATGGAGGACAAATCTATATCAGAACATATATTAATTTCAGTGAAAATATTTCCTATCATTATTGCCTTTATATTAAAATTTATAAAGCAATTTATAGTATTCAAATCTATATGTTTTAGCAATTTTTTTAATCGGTCCTTTAATATTTCTTCGTAAATTAAAAATAACAATTCTATCTCTTTATTACCTACTACAGAACCAATATCCAATAAGATTTTTAATTCAAAAAGTTCATCGTCTCTTATTTTATTAAAACTATATACATCAATATTTTCCACTGTACAACCTCGTAATTTTTTCTTGTATTTTCTTACTTTCCAACACATCCTTCACAATTCCTATATAAAATATATCCACAATATTAAGTTGAAAATATTTTTTAATCTTCTTTAAACTACATGATCTTATTGAATTAGAACTCCCTATGGGCAATTCATCTAGTTTTTGACTTATTAAAACTTCATTAATTTTCAATTGTCTCTTATTAGAAAGAAACTTTTTTTCTATCTCCTTTAACACTTCCTTCTTAGATTCTATAAAACACATATTAGTCCTTATTGCTACTTTTCTTTCATAAAGTTCACTATTATTTATGATTCCAAGTGTGAAAAAAAAGGATTGTATTATAAATAACAAATCTTCAAATACATCAATCTTTCCTATAATTATCTCTATACTCACATAATCAGTCTTTCCTTCAATAAATAATGATTTATTGAAATATTCCTCACTTTCAATCATATTTATAATAAAATGTTCCAACAAATGCGCCCAGCCATCATGAGGTTCTCTAATTTTCATAATAAAAGAAATCCTATAGTTCTTAGATTTAGAATCTACAATAATTGACCCTTGGTTATCTAATATAAGCATATGATTATTTATAATTTTCATAATTTCTTATAGCAAGGATATTTAATATAATACTAAAAATAATTATTATTACTAAACATATCGGCACCATTGCATATGCTTGCAATATATGGATATTAAAAATCCTAAATATAGGCCTGTAATTTATCAATAAAGACTCCCCGTTGTATAAATTTATCATTGATACAGATAATATTTTCTTTAGAACTCTACCTGCCCCTTCATATAAGACTAAAGGGATAAAGTTAAGTGCTAAAACTATCGAAACTGAGATTAATGATTTTTTTGATATTATAGAAACAATCATATTTATTATAATTGAAAAAACTGTTATTAAAACTCCTAGCATCAGAATCAACAAATAAGCCTGTAAAAAAGTTAAATTATACACACTATTCCAATACGTTTGATATAGCTGTATTGGTGCATTAAATCCATCTATTCCAAATAATAATAGAATTACAAAAGCATAGAGTAAATGCGGTAATAAAAACATCAAAGCTCCTGTCCATATGCCTGACTTAATCTTATTTTTTATTATTCTTTTTTTACCCACTGTAGCAAATAAAATTTCATTCATATTATTTGAATAGTCCATTGTAAAGGTATTGGAAACCACCACATTACTAAATATGGCAAACAATATTGAACTTATAAAGAAATCGCTCAATAAAATCTCCCATCCTTTATAATAAGTGTATTCTATTGGTGTTTTTAATTTGTCATTTTCTTTTAATAAAAAATTTTTTTCTCCATCGGTAAATTTGTAATTTTTAAATTCTGTTTTATCTAAATAGGTATTAAGCTTAGCTTTTCTATTAGTATAAAATGTATCAAGATCATCAAAAGAAAGGGTATCAGCTATATTGAGATCAAAAGAATTAAAAGGAGCATAAGACTTTGCTATTAAAATCATAATATCATTATATTTTTGTTCATACTTAACATATCTTGATGTATCATCTAAATTATCATATTTCCCACTAATTACATCTTTGTGTATAGAAAGATATTTGCTTAAAAATTCTTCATCAATAAATTTGCCATATATCGAACTTCTATCTTTTTTTTCAGCTTTCGTCGCTGATAATCCTGTCAAATAACTTAAACCATCATTTCTATATACATAATAATTTCTCGCATTTATGTTTTTAAAAGAAATTACAGCTATGTAAATTAAGATCAAAAAAATTGAAATTTTAAATAGCTTGTTTCTATATAGTTTTCTAAATTCAAAATTCATAACTATCATCCTTTTTTTCTGAGTAATACAAGTAAACATCTTCAAGATTTGCGTTGATTTTTATTGAATTATCTATCGGCTTTGATTCAGATAATAAAACTACTTCATAAAACCCACTTTCATCTTCTTTAATTTTTCTTATCGGATATTTGTCTCTAAGAACCTGCAATGTTTTAGCATCTGTTTTAACCCTCCATGTCTTTCCGTTCATGGAACTTACAACCTTATTCACACATTCATTTAAAACAACTTTTCCGGAATCTATAATTACTACATTATTAGCAATATCTTCTATGTCTTGTATTATATGAGTTGAAACAATGATTATTCTATTTTCAGCTATATCATTTAAATAATTCTTTAAATTAATACGTTCACTTGGATCTAGACCAGCCGTTGGCTCATCAAGAATTAGTATTTTTGGATTGTTTATTAAAGCTTGTAAAACTCCAACTCTTCTTAAAGTTCCCCCTGACAAATTTTTTAATTTATATTTTAGAAATTTATCAAGAGATAATGTATCAACTAAATCTCCTATAACAGTATTATTTTTATTAGAGATATTTTTTGTCCTTTTTATATAATTTAAAAATTCGATTACGGTAAATTCACCAATCCCTCTAAAATCCTGTGGTAAATATCCTAAATTATCATAATACATCGTTTCATTATCGAATAAATCAGTATCATTTTCTAAATTGATTCTTATTTTTCCAGATGTTAATTTGTAATATTTTGTAATTAACCTAATTAGCGTAGTTTTTCCAGCACCATTTGCTCCTATTAAGCCATTAACCCCCTCTTTAAAACTGAAATTAACAGACTTTATTATAGGCTCATTTGATATTTTTTTTAATACTTTACTTCCTGTAATTTCCAAAACTAACCTCCTCAAAATATGTATGTATTAACCAAACAGAATCGCCTTTTAGACGTTAAACTACTAAACTTTCAACTTAAAACTAATTGTGTTTTATCCAACTACAGCACTATTTGAATTGTGATTACGTACATTTCCAGGTGCACAAGCACACCCACAATCTCCAGGCCACCAAGCACCAGATTTACCAGTAGAATGGTTTTGTGCCTGAACATTACAATAGCATCTGCATGAAAATGCTACATCATCAGTAACTTCTTTTTTATACATAGGATCTACAACTTTTAACATAAAAATCCTCCTTATCTAGGCAATATCTGTCTAGTTAATACCTTTTTAATACAAAAATTCATCTTTAAGAATAGAAAAATCCAATTCTTTTTCAAGAGCCTCATGATAAAAAGCCAATTGATTTTTTATTCTCAATCTATTTAAATCACATTTCTTTTCATGGTAATCTTTATCTATTCCATTCTCCAACATATTTACAGCATAACATGTTCCACATAGTCTTATTGCCCAACAATTCTGACAATACTTTAGAGAACAGCTCTCATATTCATTTATATAATACTTTTCAATAGATTCATAATCTAAGCCATCATCTATATTGCCTATACTAGGGGACTTTCCAACCCTTTCACAGGGATAAAAAACACCCTTAGTATCTACATATAATCTACGCATACCTGGTAAACAGCATCCATTAAATGGATAGTTGGCCGATACATTGTCAGATATGTATCTAGTATTAATTCTAATTAATTGACTCTTGATATAGTTAAAATATAAATTATTCTTATTATTTGAGTCAAGTCCTTTGTTTTTCATGGTTTTTTCCTCAGACCATTGTTGTAGTGGATCTGAGTATACTAAATCTGATTCATTCACAAAGTACTTTATGTATCTATCGTCGTCTTTTAATGTTTGTAAAAAGCCACCATCATCTAAACTACCTTCATCTGGGTAAGTAATCATAATAGAGAAATCTTTAGGTAGAAAATTTAAACTTGAATAGAAATTATTGACACGATCTAATTTTTCAAATGTATACGGTGGAGTAAAAACCATATTTGCTGATAAAGAAAATGAACTATCAGGTTCTTTATTTGCCTTGTCACAAATTAATTTAAATTTTTCAAATACTACTTCGAATGTATTCGTTCCATCAGCGAATTGTCTATATGAATTTTGACTTTCTCTATCACCATCTAAACTACAAACCAAATTAAAGTTTGGTACACTTATAAAATAATCAATCATCTCTTCAGTTATAAGTGACAAATTAGATGTTAACGAAAAACTTAACATGTTTGATCTATCTCGAAACTTATAAATGGAGTAGTCAATTACTTCTTTTATTAAATCAAACTTTATTAAAGGTTCTCCTCCATAAAAAGTTATAGCTGTATATTTACTATTTGATGAATGATCATAATAGAAATCTACCGCTTTTTTGGCCATCTCTGAACTCATATCTTCATTTTCAAAATTACAATTATGCTGAAACTCTTCATTATATATACAATACTTACATCTAAAGTTGCATCTGCCTGTAACCTTTAATATCAACTGTTCCATTTCATTATTTAAAATTTTTTCTAATTTAAACTTCGAATGATTTTGATGTGAAAAACTACGAGGCTCTATTGCTTGTAATAAATTCTCTTGTTCAATAAAATCTAAAAAATAATTCAAGTAATTTCTATCAGTGTCAATTTTTTCTATTGAATCATTTGTAGACTTAAGTATGGAACTAAGAATATGTTTAGACTCTTTATCAAGTGTGATAACTTTTCCTGTTCCAGTATCATAAAAGTAGCTACTATTTCCAGTATCGAATATTGTACCTAATCTTTTTGCTGTATTATTATTCATTTCCTTATTAATAATTTGAATTAAATTATTTCTACACATGAAAAACCTCCTAAGACACATAATGTTTGTCATCTATTGTTGACATAATTATACACCAAACAATCTATTTTAATCAATTGTAGTTTTTAGTATTATCTAATTAATTTTTGAATAAACCAGATTATAAAAATAAATAATAAAAATATGTGAACTTCATTAATTTCTAAATCAATATTATCTGATAGATTCAAAATTAAACGTAACACCATTAAAAAGTAAAAACTCATATTAATCTAGAGAATTTAATGGATATATATATTTTTAATCGTGTTTAATTTAAACTAAATAAGACATAACTGACCTATTTATACTAGATGTATATAACTTAACTCCAGGATAAATATTATCTTATATAATATTAGCCTAAATAATAAAATAATTCGTATACATTGGTTTCAAGTGCTTTTGAAATATCAAACGCAATCTTGACTGATGGTATTTTTTTTAGATTCTCCACATCACTTATATATTGTCTAGTAACGCCTACCATTTCTGATAAATCACCTTGTGTCATGCCCTTTTGTTTTCTAATCCTCTTTATATTATTACCCACTTAGCTTAATTACCTCTTTCTAATTTTTAATGTATTCCTTAATATTTTAAGTTAGTAAAACGGCATTGTCAACAATTGTTGCCTATAATAAAAAATAAGAATTGATCCCTCTAACTTTATATATTAAATTAATTGATTCACTCTTTTCTGAACAGCATAATAATCATATCCAGCTTGAGTTAACCTTCTTTTTCTTTCTTCTCCATTCCCCCATTCTCCTCTAATGACCTCTCTTGCTAATTGGTCGATTGTCTTTCCAACTGGATAAACTATCTTGCCATTAGCATCGAATACTTTTAATCCAAATCTATCGGCACATTTTTTAGCATTTTCTATATTTCTAAATGCACCTTTCTGGCTTTTAACATCAGACCAGGATTTTCTAACTCTATATAATCCATTTTTTGGTTTGCTAACAGTCTTATTGCCTCTTAGTCTTTTATTGACCTCGCTTGCTATATATGGAAACTTGTTTCCAAGATATGGTCCTGGACAGTTAGTACTTTTATACCACTCATGTTTTTGAAGGACACCATCTTTGCCTCCAGTATAGGTACAAGGATAGATTCCATTTCTACTACAGATGTCTGTTACTAAATCAATTAGTCTATTTAAAACATAATCAGAAACTAACCACTGAGGTCCCCTCGTAGAGTTCCCTACTTCAATTGTTACTGCTCGGTTGTCACACCAGGAAGATGAAGTTGTCCAGGCTCTGTTAGATTCATCAACCCCTAAAACAATAACTCCATCAGATCCTAAGTTATAGTTCGCAGATGCACGTCTTGCTCTAGGTACAAATACTCCTGCAAGGTTTCTACCATTTATAACTCCTGCAGCATGGTGAATAGCAATTTTTGTTATCTTTTGATTTCTTCTTCCACTATGGTTAGGTGAAAGAATTGTTGCTTGTACTAACGGGCTATTACTCATTTATTTTTCCTCCTTAAATTGTTCTAATAACGTCTTTAACTTTTCTGGTACTGGCAAACCTAGTGCTACAGAGTTTTCTAAAATAGAAAGTCCCTCATTTGCTATATAAAAAAAGATGATGGCTGTTCTTATCATTGTTCCATCACCTTTAATTAAATTTACATCACATAGGTTTGCTATTCCCACAACTATAAAAATCATAATCTTTTTAGCTATCCCTTTAAATCCTATGGATGAGCTTAACTTTCTTTCTACGCCCGCTCTTAAAACGCCTGTTAAATAGTCAGCTATTACAAAAGCAAGTAGTGTGTAAATAAAAGCATCTACACTTCCAAGATAAAATCCCAACCATCCTCCGATAGCCGTAAAACATACTTTTAGTATTTCTAAAAACTTATTCATTTTATTCCTCCTCTGTTAATGTGTAAGTTATTTTCATTGTCTTATCTGCCGTTTTTAATATTGGACTTGATAGGTTATTAATTGTTCCAAGATATGGAGTATGAAGAAATAGAAGTTTATAAAACGAATTTTCATAGCCTCCATAGCCAAGCATTAATGGTCCTAATTGAATAGGTGTGGACATTAGATACGGAATGCTCCTACCTTCATACTCTGTTTTATCATCTCTACGAATAATTTCGTCATTCTTATTTATTGAAAATTTATGCCCGAGAATATAATCTCCCCAATTAAATAAATACATATATTCACCAGAATAAGTAATTCTTTGAATATCATATTCCAAATCAAATTTGCTAATATCAACAGGATTATTGATGTTAATCTTGTATAACAAGTTATCATCATTTCCAGCACCAATAGCATATAGATATCCGTCTTTTATGCAGCTATATACTCTCCTTTCGCAATAACTAGAATCTTGGTCCTTATAATCTCCAAGTTTATATAAGCTAATGTCATTTAAAGACCATTCATCCACAGTAGTAGAATAATCTTTTTTGGAAATCTTCATCCTTATTAACTTATTGTACTTAGTCCCAAATCCATACCAATAACCATCTGGTCCGTTATAAAAACAAGTTTCTTTCCAGTAATATACTTTTTCAAAAAACTCCTTTGCATCTACAATCGTTCTTTCTTCTTGATAATTTCCCTTTGTAAATATTGGATCATTTAAACCGATATCTGTAATTGATTCTCTAAGTTTGACAATATCTATAGAAGTCTTGTTTTTAGGCCAGATTGATATAAGTGTACTGTTTTCAATATCGTATTCCACACAACCTTGGTAAATATCAGTAATATTTCTATCAGAATTCATTTTTGTTTTATTTAAAAGTAGGAATGGGTCTCTTCCATGAGTATCTCCATAGAAGTATTTCCCTCCTCTATAATGGGTCAACGCCAGTGACGATATTCTTCCATTAGCTTGCGATGTAGAAAAATCCCATACAAATTTATATCCATTTTCTATGGGAGAAGATTCAGTTAAGTTTGCCGACCCCCTTTTAGATGCATCTGTTGAATTAACATCATTTGATGCGTATCCTATAATCTTATTCTCAGATGGCGGAATTATTTTATTTGGATCTTCATCAAGAGGATTTTCAAATAATAAGATTCCACCATAGCACTTATTGGCAATTGGAAAAATCTCTTCGTGAAATTTTGTTACAAGTTCCTCTCCGACTGGATACATAAGCCCTGATGGATTGAGTCTTAATAAATCTGGAACTGCATTCGTTATTAAGTTTTCATCTTCATATATTTCCTTCGTATTTGTCCTCACATCAGTTAGTTCAATGACTGATTTACCCTTGATCATTTCCTTCCTCCTTATCTTTAAATTCTGTATTAATTTCTTCCGTATATTTTCCAAGCATCAATCCTTGATATTTAAATCTTCCTACCTTTTCATCAAATACTAGTGGTCTTGGGACTTGTCTTTCTACTTTGTATTCAGCCTTCAATTTCCTAAGCAGGAATGAATGACTAAGTTCTATCTTCTTCCAAGATTCATCAATCTTAAGCTTTCCATCCCAAGCCTCTGTAGAACCTAGAGATTGTCCAGATATAGCTGCAATAGCATTATCTTTACCTATCATTGCTTGTCCTGATTCGAGTCTAATTAATACTGAGAAGTTGTTCATCGTCTTTTCCTGAAGTTTAGTTAATGGATAAAAAAGATTTAGAATGTGGTCGCCACTTAAGTAAGTTTCTTTTGGAATGTGATGTTCTATTTTCGTATCATTAAAAACATAGGTAATAACTAGCCTTGTTGGTATTTCTATGTTTTCAATAAAGTCTAATTCTTCTACTTCCTCTTTTTCTTCAAACTTTGGAGGAATATAGGATTTTCCATCGTTATTTAATAACTCTACTTGCTTCTTTACTTTTCTTGACACCTTTCTTGTCTTTTCTTCAGTATCACAAATTATATTTAACAAGATAGATGCATTAAAAATTGCCTCCGTTTCTTTATTGGAGGCAAATTCTATACGAATTACCGGCGTATCTGTTGAGGAAAGATTAAAAGCAGAGTAATTAGAATAGGCATGGACTACTAACTTTTCAGATTCAATCTGATTTAAAAGTCCTACTATATTTTTATCATTCTTGCTCTTAGCTTTAGATAAATATGGATTTTTTCCAACTCCTAAAATCCTGTGCTTTCCATTTATTTTGTATTCAATGTCGGTAATAAGCCCTTCAATTTTTTCTTCTTCGTAAGAAATAGCTATTCTATCTCCTACATCAAGACTGGGGTCTCCTATAGTTACCATGTCAAAGGGTGTGTGGTGAATCTTACAAATTTCAGTAAGAAGAACCTCACACATTCTTTTTCTTTTTTCTGGAAGCCCTAATTGCATTAATGGATTTATTCCGAGGTTCATAGTTAATCCATCATCATTTTCTAAAGAATAGTATTCAGCTATTTTAGTCTTTGCATTTGTTGAGTTGATGGCTGTATATCTTGTCTTAAAATCTGATATTGACGAAGAAAATCTTTCTCTCGTTTTAATTTCAGTTGATATGCTTTCTCCATACTTCTTTAAAACCAACTTACCATCACGAGAGACCCCAGCAAAAGCACCAAGAGTCGATGCTATATAGTGAATAAAGTCTCTATAGGTTTCTATATCATGGTCTTGATAAATCGCCAAAACTTCCTCACCATTAACAAAAGCTTTCACGTCATCTTCTGTCATACCTAGTTCTACCCTGCACTTCTCACATGAAAAACTTAGTAGTTCAAAGGCTGTACCAAAGGTATCTGTTACAGGAAAGTTCTTATCAAACCTAAGCATATAGTCATAACCTTTTAGTTCTAAAATTTTCTTAGACCTATTTGCCTCAGTGACATCAAAGATTCCCATTGGTATGGTTTCTATCTTTTTGCTTTCTAATTCTTGATGGTAAAAAAGCTCTATCTTTGAATCCTCTAAAGAATACCTATCTATATTTGAAAAAAGGCTAATTCCAAACTCTCCAGCATAAACTGTACCTATTTCAAGTTCAGAAGATCCAGAGCAGGAACGATGGATGTACCCAGACCCTTTAAGAATATCTTTATTGGTAAATGGAATGATTGTTTCATCTTTTAAGATGATATTTCCCGTCCAGTAAAATTTACGAGAATTCTTTTTGATTGCTGTTTTATATTCATTGCTTGTTGGATACATCAGTACTCCTCCAATGAAAAAGATACTTCCCACAATCCCTTATAAGAAGTATCTTTTATTAGTTTAACTTGAAACTTGTCTATATACATTTGTGTCTCTTTTAGTTCTAATATTTCCGTATCTAAGTATTTAACTTTTAGATTAGACTTGTTAGCAAGACCACTCAATATCTTCACAAGCTTAGGACTACAAGAAAAACTTACAGAAATACTTGCTACTTTATTTCTAACTATATCTCTCTGAATAGTTCCTGCCTCTGTTTCTCCTCCAGTATCTGCCTCTATATCTCTAAACTCCAAATCATAAGAATTTGGTAGAGGTAGGTCTACTCCTTCAATAATTAAATATGATTGATGTTTCATTATACGACTACACCTCCATTCACTGCGTCGCTTTGCTCCTTGTTCATGGGGTGAGACTGCATCTGACCTACCAACAAAATCATAGATTTTGGGTTAGGTCATTATCTACCTCCACTTCTTAAATTCTTACGCATAGATGCATTGACAATAACTTCATCAAGGAGTGTGCCTCCAAGATAAACTGGGATAACTATATCTCCAGCATTTTCCGATTTAACATTTATATTTGCAAGTGCATCGGATATTTGTCTTCCTATATCAATTCCATTTACAGCAGGTTCTTTATCATATCCACCTATGCCAACAGCTGATATATTTGGACTTAAAACCATATCACTTGCGACATTTTCCATCGAAGATTGAACTAATCTCCTGCTCTTTTCAATTCCCTTAGATAGACCTTCCATAAAGTCTGGCATCCATGATTCGTAGTCGGTAAGTGGACCAACATCTGGAACTGAAAAGTGCAGGTAGGACCTAATAGTTGATGCTACATTCGATACAGCAGATGTCACATTGCTAATCGCACTTCTAATCCCTCTTGCAATTCCATTAATCATATCAGCTCCCCATGTATAAGCTTGAGATGCCAAATTCTTAATGTGATTAACTGCATTATTAAATCCATTTCTGATAGTGGACTGAATATTTGACATGGTAGATGAAATGCTTGATCTCATAGAATTAAAAGCAGACGATACTGCTGACTTTGCAGTATTCACTGCAGAGGAAATAGTCGACTTTATAGAATTCCAAGCAGATGAAACAAAGGACTTTATGTTATTCATTGTAGATGAGATAAAGGTCTTTATCCCATTCCAGATTGATTCAAGAACTGCCTTAATAGAAGTCAAGATAGTCTCAATTGTAGTTTTTATGTTTGTCCAGGATGTAGAAATAAATTCTCCAATAGCAGTAATAACTGTTGTTAAAAACTCTTTTAGTCCATTCCAAATAGTCTCTACTTTTACTTTGATTGCATCTAGAACTGTTGAAATTAAAGTCTTAATACTTTCCCAAGTAGTCCTGATAAACTCACTAACTGCTGTAAATACTTCTGTAGTTGTAGTTGAAATAGCTGTCCATATATTGGTAAAAATAGTTTTAATTCCTGTCCAGAGGCTCGTAAAGAATTCTCCTAAACTTTGCCATAGACTCTTTGCTCCCTCAATAAAGGTATTCCAAGATTCAGTTAGAAAAGTTGTTATAGATGTCCAGATAGTATTCCATCCTTCAGAAAGTCCATTCCATAGGTTGGCAAAAAAGTCCTTGATGCCTTTCCAAGTAGTCTTAACACCTTCAATAAATCCAGACCAGAATTCTGATAGAAAACTTGTTATTTCAGTCCAGGTACTTGTCCATGAATCAGATATCCCTTGCCATAGGTTTACAAAGAATTCTTTTATTCCATTCCAAATGGCAACAGTTGATTCTTTGATAGTTTCCCAAATAGAGATGACACCTTCTCTAAACCAGTCACACTTCTTCCATAAAAGAACTAGACCTGCTATTACTGCACCAATAGCAATAGGAACAATCCCAATGGCTGATACTACTGCAGTAATTGCTGGTATAAGTGTACCTGTAAAGATTCCAACTATCTTAGTTATTCCTCCTACTATTAGAGGTCCTTTGGTCATAATAGTTCCTATTGACCAGATAAGTTTTCCTACAATCATAAGTACAGGACCAAGAGCAGCTATAAAAAGACCGATTCCTGCAATAATACCTTTTACTGGTCCTGGAAGTGCATTAAGTCCATTTACCAGTTTTGTTAATATATCTACTGCTTTTCTAACAGCAGGCATTAAAAGTTCTCCAAAGGATATAGCTAATTCTTCTAAGGCAGATTGTAGGATCTTTAATTGACCAGCTAGGTTATCCTGCATAGTAGCAGCCATTTTTTCTGCTGTTCCATCTGCGTTATATATGGCATCACTCAAACTGTTGTAGTCTTTCTCACTGGCATTTATAATTGCAAGCATTCCAGACATAGCGTTTTTACCAAATATCATGGATGCCGCTTGTGCTTTTTGAGTCCCATCTAAATTAGCAAAGGCTACTCTAAAGGTGCTTAGAGTCTCATCAAGTGAAAGCCCCTGCACATCTTCAATAGATAAGCCTAACATAGACATTCCGTTAATAACTTCTTTAGTTGGTGATGCGAGTCTTGTTAGTCCAGACCTTAAAGCTGTCCCTGCTTGTGAACCCTTTATTCCTGCGTTAGCCATTAAACCTATAGCCACTGCTGTATCTTCAACTGAATATCCAAGTGTCCCAGCAATAGGTGCAGCATATTTGAAGGTTTCACCCATTAATGAAACATTGGTATTGGCATTAGATGATGCAGCAGCAAGAACATCAGCAAAGTGAGAAGAATCTTCTGCTTTTAAACCAAAGGCTGTAAGGGCATCTGTTACGATATCTGAAGTAGTAGCTAAGTCCTCACCACTAGCTGCAGCAAGGTTCATGACTCCTTCAATACCACTAATCATATCTTTACTTTTCCAACCAGCCATAGCCATGTAGTTCATAGCCTCTGCCGCTTCAGATGCTGAGAACTTTGTTTTGGCTCCCATTTCACGAGCCTTTTCCCTTAGGGCATCAAAGTCGGACCCTGTTGCACCAGATACTGCTTTTACCTTTGACATACCAGAATCAAAATCTGATGCAGTCTTTACAGCTGCTGCTCCAAGACCTGCTACTGCAAGAGATACTGGCATCATTTTTCTTCCCACGTTTTCTATATTTTGCCCTGTGTTTTGCCATTTTTCTCCAGTAATAGCTATGTTTTGAAGAGTCTGATTTGTGGTTGCCCCTTGCCTTTCTAGAGATTTAAGGGCTTGTTCTGTTTCAATAATCTCTCGTTTAAGAGCATCATATTGCTCTTGGGAAATCTTACCTTCTGCAAGAGCCTGTTCAGCTTGTTTTTGTGCCTCTTTTAATGATGTTAGTTTATTCTTTGTTTCTTCTAATGTCTGACCTAACAGTTTATGTTTTTGTGAGATAAGTTCAGTGTTGCCAGGATCAAGTTTTAGAAGTTTATTGACATCACGAAGTTCAGATTGAGTATGTTTAATCTCCGTATTTACTTGTTTTAGTGCAGTCTGTAATTTGGTAGTGTCCCCACCAATCTCAACAGTTATCCCTTTTATTCTATTTGCCAATATCTCACCTCCTCTCTAGAGATATATTTATCAGTGTTTTTGTTGATGTTTTTATCAATTTTTGCTATACTTATCTTGAGGTGATAAGTATGAATTTTGTAAAAGAATTATCCAACAAGACTGTATCCATTTCTGAATTTAATCGAGGCCTAGCTGGACGTATTTTCGATGATGTCAAAGTGAACGGTTCTAAGGTCGTATTAAAGAACAACACTCCTGAGTGCATTCTTGTTTCCCCTGATGAATATACGAAACTCATTGATGAGCTCGAAGATGCAAGAGATCTTATGCTTGCCAATACAAGGATGTCATCAATGGATAAATCCGATTTAATTTCTCAAGATGAATTTGAAGAAGCCTTTCATATCGATTTAAATGAAGTCTCTCCTCTTAATGAGGACGAAATCGAATGAACTATAAACTATCCTTTATAAAAGAAGCCATCCAAGACTATAAAGCCTTAGATGGATCTCAAAGAAAAATTGTCGATAAAGCACTTAAGAGGATCTTAATAAATCCTCTTCCTAATACTGAAGGTGGGTATGGCAAGCCTCTTTCTAACCTTTCTGATTCTAAGCTTGCTGGTCTTATGAAAATTAAACTTAAGAGTTCAGGTCTTAGGATCGTTTATAAATTGGAAAAATCAGATGACGAAGTTCTTGTCATTATTATCGGTGCAAGAGCCGAATCCAAAGTCTATAAAGATGCTGAAAAAAGAGTAGCTAAGCTTGAAGATTAAAACTTATCATAATCTTCTTGCGTAGCTACTTCTTTATATTTATAGTCGTCGTTATTCTTTTCTGTGAACATATCATTTACAAGTCCAATTGTTAGTAGGGATAAATCAGAAACAGAAAGACCTAATTCTACAGCCCTTAATAGAAACAAGGGTGTAGTCATTGGTCTTTCTGTCGGTCTTACTTTTTTTTAGGAACTTCTTCCGACTTGATGTTAAGTCCCCATAACTCAATTAACTGAGGTAGAATTTGGTAAATTGAAAAGGTTGAGAAATTATCTAACCATTCTTCTGGACTATCTGGCACAGATTTATCTCCATGCTTTGCCATTACATAGGCTATATTTTCAAATAGTTCTAATGAACCTATATCTAGATTAGATTTATCTTCATCATTTTTCTTCATGGACTTTTCAAGTTCCATTAAGTCTTTGAAGATATCTCTTCCAAATTTAAGTCTATAGATTCTTGGGATAGCTGCTGATGCACGAAAAATAACATCTTGCCCGTCAATCTGAATTTTCTTTGTTAGTGCCATATTTATTTACCTCCAACACTTGCCCTTGAAGGTGTTACTGTCGTTTCTGTGGGCATATAGACTGACTTATACCAACCATCATAAGTTTCCTTTGTAGTCTCCTCACCTGTTCTAGCCTTTACATTTCCATTTGGAAGTGGTCTTGCTTGGATAGATAAGGTTTCTGGTTGAACTTCTCTTGATTCTTCATTAGTTTCTCCTTCGAGAGTAGGTCTTGCTGCTGAACAGTTATACATGACGTGACGGATTTTCTTTTGGTCTCCATCAAACTCAAATAACAGTGCAAAGTTTGCAGTTTCAGAGTTTGAAGACTCAATTAGAACTTTATTGGAGTCTGATTTTTCCATCAAAACATCAGTCCTAAAGGATTCTGGAATAAGAGCGATTTCCAAATCTCCGTCATATCCCATATTGTTTGAAATAGTGTAGTATTCAATTCCATCTGCATAAAAGCTTTCAGGCTCTCCATTAGGATCCAATGAAATTGAAACAGCACCAGGCATTGGAACTGGTGTCTTATATTTAATAACGCCCTCTTCGACTTTATCAAAGAGAGCGTAATGTACGTTACAAATATTAAATTTAACTTTATTAGCCATTTTTTACCTCCATAGTAAATTCATAGAGAACTTCATAAAGTCTTTCTGATTCAATCCAAACTTCAGATTTTTCATAATAGATTTTTTCTCTATCAAGTATCTCTTCTATCTTTTCTTCTAATTTTAAATCTTTCTTATCAGTATAAAGTTCTAAGTCTATCTGGGTGTTTTTATAATATACATATCCATCTGCACCAAAGTGTTTATTCTTTGGAAATAGATAGACCATAAATGGTGGATCTGGACTTTCTCCTTCAGCAAAGTGAGAGTATGCAAATGGAAGTCCCATATCTTCAATTATTTTTAATAGCCTATCCATCGTTTAGTTTCCTCATAATATTTTCTTCCAATTCTCTGATTCCTTTCTCTTCAGCTGGTCCGATGTGTGGCTTAGCAGATACTCTTCCTCCCTGTCTTAGGACGTGCCCTTTTTCAAGTAAATGAGCCAGCTGGTATCTATTTCTTGAGTGAACTACAAGTTCTATTGAGTTTGAAGTTTCTTTCATAGTTTTTACTGACCAAGATTTAGAATATTTCTTTGTTTCTCCAACTGGTGCATTTTCTTGTATGTCTTTTCTAATATTGCTACCAGCTTTTTTGACTTCCTTTTTGACTTCATCTGTTGCCATATCAGAATATTCTTCTAAGCCCTTCATTATTTCACTGGCTAGGTTTTCAATTTTTACATTCATCTACTCACCTTCCTACATCTAAACTTTATAAGTCTATTTTTGTAGTTCATAAAGTCAATTGAGATGATATTGTACTTTTCATCATCAAATAGAATTCTGTATTCTGAAGTGTTAATATTCTTTAACCTATTTTGAAATCTTATAGTAAAAGAAATATCTGACCTGTCTACTTCCATCCCTAGAAAAACTTCTTCGCCTTTACCTTGAAAAGATATATAGGCTGAAGTTTCTAGATAATCCGTCCATACTGATTTATGGTTACCAATTCCATCCACCTCAACATTTTTATTTTGAAAGGTTATTTTTCTATTTAAATCTGATATCCTCATTAGAACTCAGCCTTTCTCATTCCAAATAATAAAGCCCTTAGAGTTAAGTTTAGTTCAGAATAATCTGCCTCTTCTCTATGCTCATAAAGATAAGCAGTCATATAGAGGACAGCTATCTTTCCATTTGGATTTTTAGAAAGTTCTTCTTCACTATTAACCCTAGCTACATCCATGGAGTGTTTGATTGATGATTGGATGAGAGATTCAATCATCTCATCCTCATCATCAAAATCCACCCTTAAATAGGACTTTGCCTCCTCAAGAGTAATCATAATTTACTCCTTAGGCAGTAGCACCGATTTTTAAAAGTTTAACTGCTTCTCTTAAAACTAAGATTCCATCAACTCTTTCTTTACCTAAGAAACCTACCATGCCATTTCCTGCAAATAGTTCCTTTAAGTCTTGGAAAGACCTATTTCCTCTGTCTCCAATCTTGTAATAAGAAAAATCGCCAAAGGCTACAGCAAGTTTTCCTTTTTCAGATTTAGGAGCAAAGGCTGATGTGTAGGCAGGATATCCTAAAAGTCTATCTGGTTCTCCATCTTTAAGTGATGGTTGCCAAATATATGCACCATTAACATCCTTAAGTTTTCTAATTTGAGCAACTGTTGCATCATTTAAAATGAATGCCGCTTTCTTCCTATAAGGTCTGTCTAATGAGTAAACTAAATCAATTAGTTCATCCGCAGTAATTGTTTGAGCCTTTGTTGTCACACCAAGTTCTCCACCCTTTTTAGAGTCAAAAATTCCTGTAGGCTTATTTACTCCATCGCCATTTAAGAAAGCGTCCTCTTCAGCATTTGCTAGTGCTCTAGTAAATTCTTCAGTGATGTATTTTTCTAAATTAAAGGCTGCATCATAGAGAAGTTCTTCAGTTACTTTAATACCAACATGAAGTTTGTGTGCATCAAGAGATACTTGGTCGAATGTACCATCTCCAAAGGTAAGTTGACCACCTTCTTCTACCCATAGAGCAGCTGGCTTTGTAGCTGCAATATTGATTTTATGAAGTCCAGAAGTTTGAACTTTTGTAGCTAATTTTCTTACAATATTTTCATCTTCAAGCCCATTTACAATATCTACTTCCATTTCTTCTGGAACTAAATATCCACCACTTTCATCTGTCCCTACTTTTAATTCATTAGAAATATCTCTAAAATTAGTTCTTAATGCTTTCATCATAGACTTCTTATAGACATTTCTTGCTCTCATTGGTTTATCTTCTTCATTAAAAGTAGCAGGTTCATTTGTTAGTGCTTGAGTAGTAGGTTTTTCTAAGGATTTATCCATTTCTTCTTCCCTCTTCTTTCTTTCGATTTCACGAGTGTAATTCTCGATGTTTTTTTCCATCTCTTCATATGTCTTAAAGTCTTCACCAGACATTAGGCCATTTTCATCTTTCTTAGATTCAGCAAATGCCTTTGCCTCATCCCATGCCTTAGTTCTCTTTTCCATTAGTTCTTTTAAGTTCATATCTTTACCTCCAAGTATTTTTAATTTTGTTTAATCTTTCTTCTACTTCGCTCATTGAATGAGTTTTTACTTCTTTATTTATCTTTGTTAAAAGTGAATTTGTAACTGCTCGCCTTGAAAAGACCATGTTCGTAACTTTTTCATCTTTTCTTTTGTCAGTGAGAGTTCCATCACAAAAACCCATCTCAATGGCCTTATTCTTATCAAACCAAGTCTCTCCATCCATTAGATTAGAAATCTCTTCTCGGGATAAACCAGTTTTAATCTCATAGGCATTGATGATTGATTCCTTGACTTCCTTAAGCATATCGATAGCTTTTTGCATTTCTTTTGAGTCGCCAATTGCTACAGTTAAAGGATTATGAATCATCATTAGTGATGTAGGACTCATCAAAACTTCAGTTCCTGCCATAGCAATAACTGATGCTGCTGATGCTGCAAGTCCATCAATCTTAATTGTCACATTTCCCTTGTGTTCTAAAAGCATGGTGTAAATTCTTGATGCTGCGATACAATCTCCACCAGGGGAGTTGATCCACACAGTTATATCTCCACTTTTGTTTTTTAATTCTTCAAAAAAGAGCCTTGGAGTTATTTCATCATCAAACCAAGACTCTTCTGCAATAACTCCATCTATATAGAGTTCATTTGAATCCTTTTTCCAATTCCAAAATATTCTATTGTTCTTCATTAGGACTTATCACTTCTCCTTTCTGCTGATAAAAACTACCTGCCTTATCAAGTGGTAGCATATTTCCATTTACAAGGTATAAGTCACCACCTTCTTCAGCCGATATCCTATCTAGATTTTCTAATTCTCTTATGTCATTTGCACTCATCCAGCCATTTTGTCTTCCTACAGCATATCCATTCATCCTTGATTCATAGTCTCCCCTCAGAAGTCCATCAAGATTGAATTTAATAAAGTATGATTCTTTTTCTTTATTTGTTAGTAGTGCTCTTTCCAAAGATTGTTCCCAACGAACGATCCAAGGATCAAGGGTGTATTTAACAAATTCAAGTGACTGCTGTTCTATATTTGAAAATGACGACTTCTCCAAGTCACCAATCATATGAGGTGGTATTCTGAATATTCTTGCTATCTCATTTAACTGAAACTTTCTAGTTTCCAAAAACTGGGCCTCACTTGGCGCTATGGCTATGGGTTGGTATTTCATCCCTTCTTCAAGTACAGCCACTTTGTTGGCGTTTTTAGGGCCTTGAAAGGCAGCATTCCATGACGCTCTAACTCTTTCTGGATCTTTAATAATACCTGGATGCTCTAAAACCCCACCTGGCTGTGCGCCATTTTGGAAAAAGCTAGCACCATAATCTTCACAAGCCATAGCCATACCAATTGCATTCTTTGCCATTGTAATTGGCGAGTATCCAATAAGGCCATCAAAACCAAGTCCAGGTATGTGAAGGACATCTTCTTTTAAAAGATAAACTTCTTCTGATTTATGATTGTATTTATAGAAGATTTCTCCTTCTTCACTTCGCATAACAGTCATCTTGTTTGGCATTAAGGGATAAAGTCCAATGATCTCATTTCTTCCATTTCGAATTATCTGAGCATAGGCATTTCCCCATAAAAGAAGATGAGTCATCAGTGTTTCTCTAAATACAAAGGAAGTCATTTCAGTATTTGGTTCATCGTGCAAAAGAAAATATATGGCGTGGTCTTTTGCTTTTTCCTTTGAGTTCGAATCTCCTCTTTTATATAGATGAAGAGGAAGTCCTGCTAAGGTTTCAGCAAGAACTCTCACACATGAATAAACTGCCGTCATTTGCATGGCAGTAAATTCGTTGACATTCCTTCCTGCTGTTGTTCTCCCAAATAAAAAAGACGATGAAGATATCCTCTCCCCGTCTTTAGGTTTGTCTCTCGACTTGAATATTAAGTTTAAAATGTTTATATTACCACCTCCTAAAATTTTAATCATTTGTGATATAATGTTAATATATTTACTGGAAGGACAAACTATGAACATATATATCGACGAATCAGGAACAATTAATAATCAACTTAAAAATGAATACTTCATTATCACGTTAATTATTCCAGATAATTCTAATGCTTTAAAAAGATCCTATAAACGTTTTGTAGCATCTAATCTTGAAGAGCTTAAAAGAATAGACAATAGGCAAAAAATGTTTTTAAATGGAACATTTCATGAGTTAAAAGGTTCTGCTTTTGATAGACCCATGAAACAAAAATTTATAAACTTCTTTGCCAGAAAAAGCAACTTCAGTCTTTTCTATTTAAAAGTTGACAATTCAAGACTCAAAGATACTTTTTGTTCAAATACATCTTGAGTTTTCAATTACCTATTAAAAATATCACTGGACTACTTCATAAGAAATAATTACATACCAAGTGAGAATCATCTTTTACAACTTGATGAAAGAAATGAAAGAACCGAATCGAGATTCTTTCTTGAGGACTATTTAAACACTGAACTTTGCATAACTGGGATTAATCAAGGAAATTTTGCGGTTTCATATTTTGACTCTGCCAATAACTCAAATATTCAAATCGCTGATGTTTTCTCAAATATCTTGTATTCTCATCTTAAAACAGGTAATTACGCAGATGAGTTTAAAACTTTAAGAGACAATGGTATCTTAAAATATATTTTTGAATTTCCCCTATAAAACTTGACTTTTTTCTATTTTTAAAGTATCATGATTATACCAACAGTAAGTCTTATTCAAGTGCCATTATCTAGGTAAGCGATATGTGTTATCGTCACTCATAAGCAATTGGTATACATATTCTAGCCACCTATATGGTGGCTTTTTTCGTGCATTTTTACTTAACTCTAAATCTCGCCACTTTTCTAAATTTGGCTATGATAAATCAAAAATAGAGAGATTAAAAAATAATCAATCCCCTATCATCATAAACCGACTCACTAGTATCATTGCCACACCTTATAGCCCTATCAAGAGCCATGATTGTAGCAATAACCCCATCTATCTTTTCTGTAGATTTTTCTTTATCTGCCTTAATGTTTCCAGCGGGATCTGTTCGAATAAAGATATTATCCATCATCCACCTTAGAACTGGATGACCTCCATGGGCTATTTTTCTTTCGAGAGTTAGTTTCATTAATTCTTTTGTTGGTGGAGACATGTCTTTAAATCCTTGACCAAAAGGAACAACTGTGAAACCCATTCCTTCTAAGTTTTGTACCATCTGAACTGCTCCCCATCTGTCAAAGGCAATTTCTCGGATGTTATATATATCACCTAAATCTTCTATAAATTTTTCAATAAAACCATAATGAACTACATTGCCTTCTGTTGTCTGAATATAGCCTTGTTTTTTCCATAGGTCATAGTTCACATGGTCTCTTTTTACTCTTAGGTCGAGGTTATCTTCTGGCAACCAAAAGTAGGGTAATATTTGATATTTATCATCCTCATCTAATGGAGGAAAGACTAAAACAAAGGCCGTAATATCTGTTGTTGATGATAGGTCAAGTCCACCATAACAAACTCTACCTTTTAGTTCTTCTTCATTAACAGCAAAGTTACATAAGTCCCATTTTTCCATAGGCATCCACCTAATTGCTTGTTTGACCCACTGATTTAATCTTAACTGTCTGAAGGCATTTTCTTCAGTTGGGTTTTGCTTAGCCGATTCACAGGCTTGTCTTACTTTTTCTATTGGAACTGTAATTCCTAAGGATGGGTTAGCCTTATGCCATACTTTTTCATCTGTCCAATCATCTTCTCTATCTGCTCCATAAATCACGGGATAAAAAGTTGGATCAGTTTTTCTTCCTTCAAGTATGTCGACTGCCTTTTGGTGAGTTTCGTAGCAGATTGATTTCGTATCTGTTCCTGCAGTTGTAATAAGAAAATATAGGGGTTGAGTTCTTGCATCTCCTGAACCTTTTGTCATAACATCAAAAAGTTTTCTGTTAGGTTGGGTATGAAGTTCGTCAAAGACCACACCATGAATATTAAATCCGTGTTTAGAATAAGCCTCTGCAGATAAAACTTGATAGAAAGAATTGGTCGGCTTATATATCATTCTCTTTTGAGATGCTAGTATCTTTACTCTTTTAGATAAGGCTGGGCTCATCCTTACCATATCAGCTGCAACATCGAAGACGATAGTTGCTTGTTGCCTATCTGCAGCACATCCATAAACTTCTGCTCTTTCCTCTCCATCACCGCAAGTAAGAAGGAGTGCTACAGCAGCTGCAAGTTCTGACTTTCCCATTTTCTTTGGTATTTCAATATAGGCTGTATTAAATTGTCGATACCCTGTATCTTTCACAATTCCAAACAAGTCTCTAATGATTTCTTCTTGCCAGTCAATAAGCTTGAAATCTTTACCTGCCCATCTACCTTTTGTGTGTTTTAGGCATTCTATAAAGGTGACAGCATAGTCTGCTTTGTTTTTATCATAGTGAGATGTAGGTAGCATAAATTTTGTTGGTTTATATTTCATTTGACCTCCTTCATCTAAAAATAGGCATAAAAAATAGCCACTTGCTAGTGACTTCTACTACGACAAATAGAGCCTAAACTCTATTTGGAATTTTATTTTATCTTTGTCTTGCTATGTTTAATTCTTTGTATGCTTTCTTAAGTTCTCTTTCTAGTGTTTCTGATTCTGCAAAAAGTTGAAATTCTTCATCTGTTAAATTTCCTTTTGATACCTCCCAAAGTTCTTCATGAACTTGGTCTGCACATTTCTTTGCTGTTCCCGCTATGTCTAAAAGATTAATGGCTGCTCCAGTCTTGCCTTCTTTTGATTTTTTTATTGAGCTTTCTGCGTATCTTTTGCAAGCTGTAACTTCTGTTTCTAATCTTTCTAAAAGGTCTTTTTTCATGGTAATGTTCTCCTTCTCTTTTGTTGTACACATATTCCCGTACAAGAAGAGATAAGTCAAGCAATTATCTTGCTTAACTCTCTATTTTTTCTCTTAGTTTCTCTTGAAAAGGAGGGCTGGTTCATACTCTTTTTCCTCTTTTCTTTCTTTGAAATTCCAATTAGTCCTTCCTGTATCTATTTCAATTAAGTCTATAGGAAAGTAACCTTTTCTTTTAAAGCTTTTTAGTCCTTTCATGAGTCCTGTTGACTGATCGGAAATGGTAAATTCTTGTATCCCGAATCTTTCAAGATTCTCTATCATATCTTCGTGATTATCTTCAAATCCAATGTCTTCAAAGTTTAGGATGTCTCGACCTATCCTTTGGGATTCTCTATATGCCCAATAAAATCTGTAACTTATTTTATTTTCTTCGAATTCTTCTTTTTCTTTTATATTTTCTAGCAGTTCAATTTTTTTCATTTTTCGTTCCTCCTCTTTTGTTGTACACATATTCCCGTACAATAGAGGAATAGTCAAGCAATGTATGGTTATTTAATTAGATTTTTCAATTATATCCTCCCTAAAAATTACATTTAACATCGAACCATTATCCCATTTTACTAGGATTGATCCAATGGCATCCACCCCATAAACTGTGCCTAAAGTTCCAACTGGTGGAGCCTGTCCATCTTCCATTTGGATTAGTTTTACTCTTGTACCTACTGGATACGTCTCTTTTAATTTTTGTATAATTTCCCTTGAAATCATCTAATCACCTCACATACATATATCACTCAAATACTGATTTATATCAAGTCAGATTAATAGCATCTTCATACTTATATTTTTTTTCATCTCTTAAAAGGCTTATATCTTTATCACTACCAACTAAATTTAAATATCTTTTTACTGCTACATCAACAAATTTAGGCTCTATTTCTATTCCATAGCAGATTCGATTAAGCTCCTCACAGGCAATTAATGCAGATGCACTTCCTAAAAATCCATCAAGGACTAAGCCATTTGTTTGAGTTGATTGCTTTATTAAATAAGCAATAAGTGGTACTGGTTTTGATGATGGATGACCACATCCTTCTTTTTCAGAATCTTTAATTCCATCAAATTCAAAGACTGCTGTTTGCTTTTGATCTCCATACCAGTTATGTTTTCCATCTTTTCTCCAACCAAATATAATAGGCTCCATATTAAATTTCCAATCTGTTCTCATGAAAGGAGCTCTTGGTTTTTTCCAAATAAGCCCTGCACCAACTTTAAAGCCTGCATCTTCAAAAGCATCATAGAAAACTCTAGCTTTCATCGTTGCATAGAATTCATAAATTGATGCATCCTTAGCCATTGCGTCTTTAAAGTTTGTAAAGACCTTCATTAAAAATTCATAGGCCTCTTTATCATTTAAGTTGTCATTTTTAATCGTTCCCGATTTATTTTTTAATTCAACAAAATATGGTGCATCGGTACATACTAAATTGACCTTTGTATCATTTAGCAGCTTTTCAAAAGTATCCCACTGAGTAGAATCACCACAAATAACTTTATGTCTACCTAGAGTCCAAATATCTCCTTCCTTGGAAAAAATAGGCTTTTTAAGTTCTTCTTCAACATCAAAGTCATCTTCTTCAGCCTCTACACCAAGGTCAAAGAGCGAAGATAATTCTTCAGTTGAAAATCCTGTAAGCTCTACATTAAATCCATAATCTTCTAGGGATTCAATTTCAACTCTCAATAGTTCTTCATCCCAGCCAGCATCTAAACTTAACTTATTATCAGCAAGAACATAAGCTTTTCTTTGTGCCTCTGTGAGATGATTTTCTAAAATACATGGAACTTTCTTTAGTCCTAGTTTCTTAGCCGCTAGAAGTCTGCAATGTCCTGCTGTAATAACATTCTCTTCTGAAATTAAGATAGGATTTAAAAATCCAAATTCTTTTATAGATGCAGCTACCTTATTAATTTGTTCGTCAGTATGCGTTCTAGCATTATTAATATATGGGATGAGTTCATCTATATTTTTTAATTCATATTGTAATAGTCCTTCTTTCATTAGATGAACCCCCATTTAGCAAATTCCTCAAAACCACCGATAGAGTTAATGTAGTTTCTAGCAATTTCTACAATTTCTGAATATGGTCTACCATCAACAGTTTCATCTCCGATTGCACAGGATAATTCAATCTCTCTATTTTCCTCTTGTTCCTTTAGGTGGGCATAAATATTAACTGATACATCAGCCTTGGATAGGTCTTTACCATGAAGACCTCCGCCAGTTACTGCTCGCCCCATATCAGAACCGAGTTTTCTATTAGCCGCTCCAGTATCAACATTAAACCCTCCAGTCCAATCCCCTAATGGGTTTACGATTGCTCTTGGATAAATTGATTTTAAAATTTCTCTAGATACATTTGACTGACAGATGATGAGTTTATCTCCATCAAGAATGTATTTCCCATCGTAGGGATAATTAGAATAGATTTCACGAGCAATTAAAGATAGTTTCTTTTCTTCGTCTGAAGTAGGTACTCCCTTAAAGATTCCATTATCCCCACATCTAATCTTTTCTTTTTGATTGTTCGATAAGTGAATGTCTTGCTCTACAATTTTTACATCGGCTTTTACTTCTCCTGCTATTCTATTAATAGCTGATTTGATTTCTTCAACATCTAACTTGCAGTCCGTTTCAATAATCACATGACAATCACCATGACCAAGCAAAACTTCGACTGCTATTTTAGGATTTTCCTTTTCTTTATATGCTAAATCTACAATTGCACCTGCAATACAATCTGCTTGTTTGTCAGGATGCTTTGGATTTACTTTTTCAAACAAATTTATTACCTCCTTTGCCTTAGTAGTTTTTCCATCATATCTTCCCCATAGTCTTCATAAACTTCAGTACAGTTTTCTTTCACTATGTCATAAATTTCATACCATAAAAGATTTGCTGTCTTTTGAAATTGTGAAGACATCTGTACAAAGGGAGATGCAATAACTCCTCCCGTAGTAGGATGCTTTCCTAAAAGTCCAAATTGACTTATTGCCTCTTCACATTGAATGTATCTTGCAAAAGCCTGGGAGTAGGATTCTAATAATCTTGGATTTACTAAGTTTTCACAGTTTCTCTGTTTTAACCAACTCCAAGTCTCTTTATATATTTCATCTGCACCTAGTGGTATTCCATTCTTTTGTTTTGCAGATAGATAGTCACTTGGTGTAGGCATATCGGTTCCATCAAGAACTGCCCCATCTGGTAAGTCAACAGCATCTATTTCTTCTGGCGTGAATGTTGGAATATCATTCATTAAAATTTCTACTTTTTTACCTTTTTCTATTTTTTCAGCAGCAGGCTGTGGTTTGCCTCCTGCTTTTACTCTTCTTCCACCTCTATATGTTCCGTCTTTAGCGATAGTATCACCTCCTAATTCATCATCTTCTTTAATAGGGTCTTTGAACCCGTTTTTTTGTGCGTGAGAGGGCGGCACCGTTGGTAGAAAATTCAGTAGTAGAGATTAAGACTCCCCCTCTCTCAAAACTATTCTCGTCCGAATCTATCTCCGCGCTCAGCATGAATCTTTGAGTGACAAGATTTACAAAGACTCATAAGATTGTCTTCGTCATTAGTTCCACCACGAGAAAGAGGAAGTATGTGATGTACTTCCTCTACCTTTGTCATTCTATTTTCTTTTAAACACATCTCACAAAGTGGATGCTCTGCTACATATCTTTTTCTTATAAGTCTCCATGCTTTTCCATAACGCTTATGAGTTCTAGGATCTCTTTTATATTTTTCATAGTTTCTGTTGTATTCTTTCTCATGTTTCTTGCAGAATCGTCCGTCAACTAATTCAGGACAACCTGGATGTGAACATGGTCTCTTTGGTTTACTTGGCACTTTATCACTCCATAAAGAAAGCCCTGAAGATTTAATCTCCAAGGCTCGTTTTATTATTCTTTTGCTATTCTAACTATACTACAACTACTTACTCTCATTCTATCAACTTTACTCTCCACTTGACTTTTTTCTCAGAAGAAAATATAATTTAGTTAGAAAGTATGAATTTCTAACTAAGGAGGTTTTGTTATGTTGGTTGAACTAAAAGCTAAATCACAAGTTACTATACCAAAAGACATAGTAAACTCTATGGAATTAAATCAAGGCGATCAATTTGAAGTCATAGAAGATAACGGAAAAATTGTACTCGTTCCAGTTGCAATCTATCCAGAACACGTCATAAAAAATTTAAAAGCTGAAGTAAAAGAAATTAAAGAATCTATAAAAAATGGGACTCAACCTGTTTTTGATTCTATCGACTCTCTATTCGAAGAGTTAGACAAGTAATGTCCTATAAAATTGCTTATTCGAAAGCCTTTAAAAAACATTACAAAAAACTATCTGATACTGAAAAGAAACAAACGAAAAAGAAACTTAAATTTTTCGTAGAAAATCCTACCCATCCATCTTTAAGAACTAAGAAAATACAAGGTACAGATGGAATATGGGAGTCTTCTGTTAACATGGATATTCGCATTATTTGGTTCTATGAAAATAATGAATTGATATTTCTTTTAGATATTGGACACCACGATATCCTGGACAAGTTTTAAATTTAATACTATAATAAAAACACGAATTGAAAACGAAGTTTTGCGGGTGATGCATTTATGCGTCACCCGATTTTTTATACTTCTATATTTTTTAAAGCCTTACTATGCAATCTAAAAATATGCTGAATTGAGTAATTCATTTCAACTGCTATCTTCTCCCAAGATTCAAAACAAAGATATCTTTTTTCTAAAACGACTTGAAGTTCTTTATCTTCAATCTTTTTTATTGTTCTTACGATTTCTTTCTTTAAATCCACCAACTTATCTATATCCTTATTGATTTCTTCTTGGAGATCTACAATCTTTACGATAGTATCTTCAAGTTTTGATGATCCTCGATTAGGACTCTTAGGCATATCTGATAAGGTGGATGTAGCTTTTGTTGCTAGAGCGTTGAGTGATTCAACTTGCTCCAGCTTTGAGTTTATTCTCTTGTCTAAATAAAAAGCTTGTTTTAAATATTCTTTTGCATTCATTTCTTACCTCCATACGTTTTTGAGGTAAGTTATCCATATAACTTCTTCTCTTGCATTAATCTTAGCAAATTTTGATAGTGACAATCTATGACATCAACTCTCTAGATTTGCTTTCACTGCATCAATAAGTGCAGCTTGTGTTTTATTCTTATTTTCTAATGCTTTCATTACATCTTCATCTATAGTTCCTTTAGCTAAGATATGATGAATTACAACTGTTTCTTTCTGACCCTGCCTATATAGTCTGGCATTGGTTTGTTCATAAAGTTCTAAGGACCATGTAAGGGAAAACCAAATAAGTGTCGAACCTCCAGCTTGTAGGTTAAGTCCATGACCAGCAGATGCTGGATGGATAATGGCAACTGGAATCTTACCTTGATTCCATTCTTTAAAGTCCTCACTTGTCTTAAGTTCTCTTACATCAAACCTATCTTTTATTCTTTTCAAATCTGACTTATACCAATAAGCTATTAATACTGGTTTACCATTTGCGCCTTCTATTAAATCTTCCAAGGCATCAAGCTTTCTATCATGAATATGAATCATATTTTTATCTTCATCATAAACAGAACCCGATGCCATTTGAAGTAACTTATTAGAAAGAGCTGCAGCATTGACTGCATCTATATCTTTATCCTTAATACTAACGACCAAGTCTTTTTTTAAGGTCTCGTAGATATCTCTTTCTTTATCTGATAGATTTACAAAGACTTCATTGTTTATCTTCTCTGGCATTTTTAGGTAATCTTCAGCTTTCATAGAAACTGTGATATCTGATATCTTTTCATAGATTGCATCTTCAGCAAAAGGAAGTGGCTTATAGGAATAAATGATTGGTCCGTTTCTCTTATCTGGTTTGAAGTATATTTCCCTATACTGACCAATAAATCTACCAAGTCTCTCTCCCATATCAAGGAGCCTAAACTCAGCCCACAAATCCATTAGTCCATTAGATGATGGAGTTCCAGTAAGACCAACTATTCTTTTTACCTTTGGTCTAACTTTCATCAAGGCTTTAAACCTCTTTGACCTATGAGACTTAAAAGATGATAATTCGTCAATTACGATCATGTCGTAGTTAAATGGTATTTCGCTCTTATTTATTAGCCAGTCTACATTTTCCCTATTGATTAAATAGATATCTGCTTGTTTATTTAATGCTTTTATTCTTTCTTTTTCACTTCCTACGACCACTGAATATTTTAAGAAATCAAGGTGAGACCACTTTTCTATCTCTTCTTTCCAAGTATCCCTAGCAACTCTTAATGGTGCTACAATTAAAACTTTAGAAATTTCAAAAGAATCAAAGAGTAAGTCTTTTATAGCTGTTAGACTTATAACCGTCTTACCGAGTCCCATGTCCAGTAGAAGTGCTGATTCTTCATTTTCTTTTATAAATTCAGTAGCATAGTTTTGGTATTTATGTGGAGTGTATTCCAATTAGTTACCTCCGATTCTATTTATTATTCCATCAATGTTTTCTTTTGAGTCAAGAACATAAACCTTAAAACCTAAGTTTTTAAATTGTCTTATTCTCTTTTTCTGAATTGGTCTTGGTTCTCCTCCAGGTCTTTTTGTTTCCACAAATCCAATCTTTCCTTTAGGTAGAAGTATTATCCTGTCTGGTATTCCCGTCATTGATGGAGATGTAAACTTAAGACATAGACCCTTATTCTCTTTTACTCTTTTAACAAGGGCAGATTCAATATCTTTCTCTCGCAATTTTCATACTCCTTCCATGCTTTTTCAAAAGCCATCATACAATCATAACAAGCACCCTGGCTTTTTAAATAATTTTTAATCAGTCTTTTCCAGCCCTTAAATTTCCCTGTTTTATTTTTAGGAAAGTCTCTATCTTCCTTCATATCTCTTGCTAAATCTCCTCTTGGAGACTTTTCATTTAAGTGATTTTTCATCATGTAGTTATAGAAATTCATAAATCCTCCATTTTTCTAAAGTGTTGTATAGTGTAGCTATATATAAACCTTTTACACGAGAGAATAAAAATAATATATAAAAGAAAGTAGGCTATGACTATTCACACCATACAAAATGCGTATATTAAGCCATTTCAGTGTTAAGTCAAGTGTAAATAGTCATGTCTTTTTGTAGTTTAGTGTATGCACTTTTCATTAATTAAGAAAAACTTTTTTCTATGCAATCATCTTTATTTAGCCTATAAATGCTACACTAAGATGCATTTATAAAAAGTCGTCTTCCGACTCCATTAAATCATTGATGGTTATACCACCCCATTCAATTCCCCTATTTGTCCTTTTCTTTTCATAACCTTCTGCTATAAGGGCTCGTGAAAAATCTCTATTGTTTCTAATATATTCTCCATTTGAACCAGCCCACTCACGATAAACTTGATATAACCTTGCACTCATTTCTTTATAATTTGTTCCTTTTATGCATTTATCTGAAATAAAATGGTTTATCCAGTCATTTTCTTCTTTATATGAACTTTTAGCATCATCTACGACATTACATTTTGGATATTTAAAGCCTGCATCTATATATTCTTTTGCTCCTTCAATCATCCACTGTAGAATTGCTCCTCCTGCTTTTTCTATAAGCTTATCTATATAGTCTGTCTTAGGATTTTTAATGGCAATAGAAAATGGAGCCACCACAATTCTTCTCCAGGTTCCTCGATCATTAGAGCCCACCTTTGGTAGATGGTTTGTATAGAGAATAGTAGAATGTGTTGGCGTAAATGAAAAGGGTGCATAGTATTTTCTTTCTGCTGAAATATCATCAACACTTGCTATCTGCTTTAACATAGAACTTGACAGTCTTTGACCCTCTTCTGTTTCAGAGGCTAGAATAAATCTCTTACCACATAACTCTGCAAGATCAACCTTCACATTCTTTGCTCTTGTTGTTAAAGACTCAGCTGGGATTTTACCTGCATAGTCTCCAAGAACGTGAGCCTCTGAATTAAAAACAGTAGACTTTCCATTTCCTCCATCTCCGTAAGCTATAAGGAGTGCTTCTTCATAAACATGACCTATTAATGTAGACCCTGCATGGAACTTTAAGAAATTAATAAACTCATCATCTCCACCAGTTACATCCCTTAAAGTATCTATCCACATATCCATATTATCCTTACTTGGAGCTAGGGCAGTAATCTTCGTGCAATAGTAAGACGGGTCATGCTCTTTTATTTCACTTGTTTTTAAATCAATAACTCCAACAGGTGTATTTAAAATAAAAGCATCTGCATCAAGTTTTTCATTTTTAACTTCTAACAAAGACTTGGCTAGTTTTAATATTCCAGATACTTTTCCGTGGTCGTTCATCTTTTTAGCAAAATTAAGATAGGCTTTTGCAGTATTTACTTTTAACTTTGCTTGTACTTTTTCTTCCTTATTTCCCATCATTTCTGCATCTGCTAATTCTTGATAGGTCTCTTTAAATTCAATGCTTGCGTTTTCTAAAACTTTTTTGGCAGTCTCCATATAAAGACTCATTACTTTTAGCTCAGAATCTTCCCACTTCTTGCCCGTCCAATAAAGCCAGCCTTGAGATATGGTGTAGATAGCTTTACCTTTGTTGTGCTTAGTAAAGATTTCAGCCATTGCTATATCTGTAAGTTTCTCAGGCTTATATTCCTCATACCTTTCATTGTATTCTTCAGGTGGTACATAATCTTCACTCGCCGCCACCTTTTTATAAAACTTACAAGCTGACTTCCATATTTGTTCTAACTCCTCATCTTCTAGTGGTGGAGAACAAAGGCTGGCTTTTTTATCGAATAGTTCTCTTGCCTCATCTGTATTTCCATATCGAATTAAAATCCTACCAGCAAAATGGTTCATAGTTGAATTTCTAGAGCCTTGCTGAATCAAGTCTTGAGAATTATCAAAATCCTCAAAGTCATCTTTTAGAATATCAGTTATATATTTCCTTCCCCTAACTATTTCAACGGCAGGATTCTTAACTCCAAAGAAAAATCTCGCTCCATCTAAGGCATTTCCATCAAAGAAAGTATAAGCCTCCGCCAAGCTTTCTTTTATTCCTACATATTCAGCTAAATTTGTGATCTTAGGAATTGGAAAATATATGTGCATTCTTGGTCTTGCAGCTTTTCCATTTTTTTCTTTTCTATGGTTTCTGCTGTAAACTATGGCAAATTTAACTCCATCAAATATTCTCTTTAAATCATTAGCTGAAATCCAATCATCTGGATTTTCTGAATGGTCGTTGTCTATATCCATGGGAACACATTCTGACTCTATAAAATTATCGTTGGACCTGTAGGAATTTTTATACTTAGCCATTACATGGTCAAAACTTGCTGCTTCCTCAAATGACCTAACATCTACTGCATCCATCTCATTTAGATAAACACAATTTGACTCCACTCCTATTAAATTCGAGGTGTATATTTTCAATTAGGATACCTCCTTTATATAGCGAATCTTCATTTTTCTCTTCTCAGCAATCTTTATTTCTTCAGCCATTCCAGGACTTATCTTGTCACCAAAGACCCATACTTCTTCACATTTTCCAAGAAGGACATAATTAAAATGCATGGCAAGTCTTCTCTCACTTTCATCACTCATAAACTGAGGAAATAAAAGATGTGGTGCGATGGGAATATTTCCTTCATCTAAAGCATAGCGAGAATACTTCTGTGCCTTGATTACATTATTTTCTACATCTCCAGAAAATGGACTGCAGATATATACCAGGGGATAGTATCTCTTCTCTGCATTTTTAATTGCTTGATAAGGAGTGGGGTCCTTGCACCCACTCCCGTTGTATAGTTCCTTATTCATAAATACCACTCATTGTTTCACTACAAGTATTACAGCAAACTTGGGTAGAAACTAAATCTCCCTCTTCCAATACTTCAACTAAATCGACTCGAACTTCTTTTCCACACTTTGGACAGGTGCAAAATACATTCTCATCATTTATTTCAATGCTTACTTCCATGGCATCATTTATTTTTTCTTTAACATAAAACATGAATAACCCTCCATTAGTCTTTTTTATAAAATTCACTTTCAAATCCATCTGCATCTAAGATAAGTCCAGGTGCCCAGCTAGGAACTATGGACATGATTTCATTTATTTCTTCTATGCTAGATGAATCACTTTCTATAACAACTTCGTCATGAATATGCATGACGATATTAAATCCTTTTTCCTCAAGTCTCATCAAAGCCTCAGCTAAAATATCTCTTGCGATGGCTTGAACTATATTCTCTACAAATTTTCCACCATAGGATTCAATCTTGTCCCATTTATTTCCTACTACGATTCCCTCATAGACTACTGATTCTCCACCAAATCGATTCGTTCCTATTTTTGCCTTTGGATAAGCTAATCTTCTTTTTGAAGGAAGTTCTATGAAAAGGATGCCTTTCTCATAGCTAATAACTAAATTCTTATATTTTTCTTTAATTCTAGTCTTTACAACTCTTTTTACGACTGCATCTATGTCCCACCAAAGACTCACTATATTTGGATTAGCCTCTCGCCAGGAATCAACTATTGATTGAAGTTCATCTTCAGATAGCCCCATTTCTATAGCACCCATAGCCTTAAGCGCTCCCACAGAGCCACCATAACCACAAGCAAGCGTTGCTACCTTACCTTTTTGTCTTAAGTCTCCATTTACTCCATGTTTTACAACAGGCACACCAAACATCTGACTTGCTGTAGAGCAGTAGATATCTTCTCCATTTTTAAAGGCATTAAGCACCCAGTCTTCTCCCGCAAGCCAAGCTAGAACTCTTGCTTCAATTGCTGAAAAATCGGAAACTATAAATCGGCATCCCTCTTTTGGAATAAAGGCTGTTCTTATCAGTTGGGATAACACATCGGATGGTGAGTCATAAAGCATTTCTAAGCTTTCGTATTCTTTATTTCTTACAAGACTTCTTGCAAGGTCTAAATCTTGTAGGTTATTTCTCCTCAAATTTTGTACCTGGATAAGACGTCCTGAATTTCCTGTAACCCATACTCTTCCATTTCTCCTCACTAAAAAGAAACCTGTTGGAGTCATAGCACAGTAGACCATTCCCGTATAGTCTATTTTCTTTGCTTTTCTTTGTATTTGATGTGCGTTTTTAGGTCTTAACCAAATGTCTAATATATATGCATCTTGCCAATTGTTATGAACTTGCGATCTTTTCTTTATACTCATTTGACATGCTCTACCACTTAGATGAGCAAAGGCCTGTATTATATCTGCATTTTTCCTATTTACTGTAGAATACTGAATGCTGTTTTTAGCACTTTGATATCCGTCCCAATGAACAAGTTCATCAAAGAACACGTCTGCACTTTCATCAAATAGCCATGTGTCAAATGTTTTGTTTTCAAACATTCTAAGCCACAAAGGTAGGTGTCTAGAGTAGATAGTAAAAACATATCTTTTCTTTGACTTATCCATGTATTCTTTCAAATTAAAGCAAATTTCTGCTTTTCTCAAAAGACTTTTACATCTTTCAACTTTTCTAAGTTTTGAAAAAGAAAGTTTTATATTTCCTTCTGCAGTATAATGTCCATCCGCTTGAATCATAATAAGAACTCTAAGCTGAATATGATCTAAATTTGACTGAACTTGTCTATATCCAGTAAATGGAATAGCTGGATGTGCATAATTTAGCATCTCGGATATTTCTCCAACTCTCCACTCACTCTTATAATGATTTTTAAAATACATCTTGTGTTCAGTTGTGCTTATTTGAGATATTCTTTTATCTTCATAGAAAACCATTTGTCCACTGAATGGAAACTTAACCATTTCAGACTTTTGAAAAGATATTTTTTCTCCTATGGTATTCCAACAAGCAATGTTCCCTCCATTCCATTTATCAAGTCTAACCCAGCCTTTATCAGTTAAAACTTCGTGATCTCCAGTTAAACAATATCTTCCTGTACGATTTGCCCCATAAAATTGAAGGAGCCCTCTCACACGTTTGTCTTTTCCCTTTACATTTTTCATAGCATCATATTTCCTAACTGAAGACTTAGATAATTCTTGTCTAAGTTCCAATACTTCTTTTATATCTCCCTCAGTATTTTTAAGAGCAGACTCTACATCTTTTTTAGCTAAGGAATCTATCTCTAAGCCTTTTTTATTTAGCCATTCTTTAAGCTGTAAGGGAGAATTTGGATTCTCAAGACCAGTTAGTTCTATGGCTCTGTCCATATTTTCTTCTCGTAATATCTCATCAAATTTAATAGCTGAATCAACTAAAACTTCATCAATTAAGATTCCTCTATCGTTGATGTTTTGGTCTATCCAGTAGTTTTCCCATTCTGAATGAGGCATTGGAAAGGCTGATAGCTTTTTCTTAATTGCCATTTCGGTTTCCACATCTCTTTGGTTATATTCCTTAAAGGTAGACCACTTTTCTAAATCGTGATGGGGTAGATTTCTTGTCCTCATACCATTGGTTTTAGTTGGTTTACATGGAATAGAAAAATATCTTATAAGAGCCTTGCCTTCATTCATCTTTTGCTTATCTAGTTTTAAAACTTCTCCTACTTTTTCAAGGGATAGAGGTAACCCTATATAGGCTGACCAAATCATGGTGCAATACCAACCTTGAGGTTTTAGTCTCTTACCTAAAAACCTAGATAGACACACCCTTTCAAAGTTCGCATTAAAGGCCCACTTCTCTATACTCTTATCACTAAGTGCTGATAATATTTCTTCAGGAATAACCTCTCCACTTGCCAAATCTACTACCTTAACTTCTCCATCATCAATAGAATAGGCAAAGAGGAGGATTTCAAAATCCTCACTCTCGGCATATTTGTATACACCACTTTTGCCTAAGTCAACTGAAGAATAGGTCTCAAGATCTATGGACAATCTCTTCATAGCTATCACTAAGCTTTGTTAATTCTGCTAAATTATTTTTTCTATCTTCTTTTATTTGTTTTTCTATTTTTCTGATATCTCTATCTAGTTCTTTTAACTGAGCTTGTAAAAATCCAAGCTTATACCATAAAAAGGACCAAATAGCTAAAACTATTGCTGTAATTAAATAGTCCATTTCTACCTCCTATGCTAAGAAATCTTCATCATCATCGTCCATAGCATCGAAGTCATCTGCTGCATTAGACCTATTTCCTAGAGGTTGTCCATCTCTTAGTTTTTGAATATTCCCTAGCCCAACCGCTACGCCCTTATTGCCATTTACATTGTAGGCATAGAAGTTAAGAGATACCCTTGCATAAACTCCTGAGTAGACTTCACTTCTATCAAGAATAGGTTCTACGTTTCTATCTACAATTTGAGGTGCTGTCATAGAGTTAGCATTTAAGAAGTATGCATCAGCATAAGCCTCATCATCTTTTTCTGTGTCACCATCTCTTAATGGAAGTTTGATAGCTTTCTTATTAGGTTTTTTCCCATTGAATTTAGAAAGTCCTTCATCAATAGCAGCATCTACTGCCTTTTCAATCTTCTCAATTGTCTTTTGGTCGCTCTTTGGGATAATGACAGATACTGAATACCTTTCTTTACCACCATTGATTGACTTTGGTTCCCAACCATTAAAATATGATAATCTAACTTCTCCAGTAATTACTTTTGTTTTATTTTGCATAATTTTCCTCCTGAATTATATTTAATTTTGCAAATCTACCATGATACTTTTTTGCCGCTTCGTTGTACGCCATTGCAGCGTCTACTTCTTTATCAAAACTGCCTAAATAAATATGCTTTTCATTTATTCTGATGCACGCTTGCCAACATCTATCTCTAATATGAAAAGTAACTCCCTTATATCTAGAGTGAGATTTCATGTTAAACTTTTTTCTATTAAAAGAATTTTCTTGTCTAGTTGCTAGCCTCAAATTAGATCGTCTATTATCTAATCTATTCAGATTTATATGATCTACTTCCATATTCTCTGGAGCATTTAGAATTTGCCTATGCATTCTAATATGGCGAGATTTATTCTCTGGATTGTGTCTACAGGCATATAACTGACCTGGATGACCGCTGGCAAACCACTTATATTTTGATAGTTCTTTGTAATCTTCATCGTCAACTAATGCATAAAATCCTTTTGTAAGTGGTATTTTTTTCATTCCTTAACCACTCCAAATTCTTCTTTCACATTTTCAATTACAACTTCTTCTCTTTTATCATTAATGTTCACTAAGGTAAGTTTGCCTTTTGGTTTTTCTAATAAGTCGCTGATATTTTCATCAAAGACTTTTTTACCTAGTAACTTAGTCATAGCTGTGATGCCAAGTAACTTTTCTTCAAAGGGATTGAATCCCAGTTCTTTTACTTTTTTTACAACTTCATCTTCATCTCGGTATTTTCTATTAGACCTACCTTCGACAAGTTTTAGATCCTTCCATCTATGGCCTTTCATTGCTCTTTCTAAAGAGTAAGCCTTGATGTCTTTGACCCATTGTTCGAGCTCATCTAGTCTTGGTAAAATCTCTTCAATTTCATCATCAGATAGTTCTGGTGGCAGGGTAAATTCTTCTTGTGCTAGTTTCAGGTTTTCTTCCGCTCTTTTTCTACACTTATTCTTAGCTTTACAGAAAATGCACCATTCTCCACAAGAGAATTCTCCCTCGCCTTTATATGCTTTCTCCGCTATCTCTCGTACGGTTTCTCCCCACTCATATAGTTCTATCTTCTTAATTTCATAAGTTGAGATATTGCATCTTCTTGGTTGATAGATATGAAGAATTACTTCCTCAATATCATAAATTCCATCGAAGAGAGTCAGAGCACCAAGTCCATATAACATGAGTTGTGTGTTTTCTTTAGCATCTACTAAAACTCCCTGACCATACTTTAGATCTATTACATGAAGTTCTTTTCCTCCAACAACTACACAGTCAGCAGTTCCAAAGGACTCTTTAACATAGTCTGATAGGTTAAGTCTTTCTTCCACAAAGACGGCTGGGCTTTCATAACTACTTATTACTTCTATTACATATGAGGCATATCCTTCAGTTAACTCATCCATTTCTTCATCATAAAAATCTAAATCCTCTGTTGGATCTTTTACATCTAAGCCTAATAACTTTTTTAGTTTATATTCTGCTAAGGCATGAGCTGAGGTACCTTCAAGTGCATAAGGACTAACTTCATCTTCATATTTTTGAGATAGCTTTACGCTTGGTGGACAGTGAATCCATCTATTAGAAGATGATGCTGATAAAATAGCATGAGCGCCCATTACAACTTCTCCACATCTGCTACCAAGTCCTTATAGTTACTTGGATCAATCTCAGATAACTTTTTAGCTCCATACTTTTCTAAGAGTTCTCTTATCTTAGCTGTATGGCCTAATCTTGATTTGTCGGCTAGTATCTTTCTAACATCTTCAATCTCATAGGTCTTTTCTTCTTGTTTTGCCTTCTCTTCTTTAGGCAGTTCCTCATCACTTTCTAGTGCTGTTAGAAGGACACCTATACTAGATGCAAGATTCTCTGCATCTTCTTTGATTTCCATTAGTAGCTTTATTCTTGACATCTTTTTCTCCTTTCTCTGGTTGCATTAATTCCTTAGCTATCTTCTTGGCAACAATTGAGATGGCTATTAAACTTTCTGCCATCTGTTCGTTTTTTACTAAGTCCACTTTGTTCCTCCTTTCATACTCCTTGGGACATTCTTTAAATTTTTGAGTAAGATTTCTCCTCTCATACTCCTTAGGACATTTGCCTTCATTTTGAGTAAGTTGTATCTCCTCATACTTCTTAGGACATCCTGTTTGTATTTGAGTAAGACTTCTTCCCTCATATTCCTTAGGACATCTAGTAAGTTTTTGAGTAATTATTTTTTCCAAGGTCTCAATTTCTCTTGAATCTATGGTAAATGCTTATTTTTGATGTTATTAACTGTTTTTTGGGATATTCCTACTACTTCTGCGACTTCTCTTTCTTTCATTTCGTAGAGAAAAAGTAGTTTTAGAACTTTTTTATCTCTTTCAGAAAATTCACTAATGACTTCTAAGAATGCTTCTTCTAGAAGTTTGTACGTTACTATATCCTCAGTATTTTTAACGCTAGTTACTTCAAAGTCGTATTCCTCTTCAGCAACATCAAGGGATAAGGGAAGACCATATTCTTTTGTTTCGACAAAGCCTGTTTCTAAACTTCCTGCTTGGACATAGTTTCCATTTTTCTCAGCCACTGTTTTAATTCTGTCTTTATCTTGTAGTTCTTCTAAATTCTTGTAGGCTCTTTGGATTCTCTTTTTTTCTCTCCAGATTGGTTTCATATATTCTTTGTAGACTTCTTCACTAACTTCGATTTCTTTGCCATTTATTTCTAAATATCTTTTCTTTGCCATCTTTTGCCTCCTTGCAAAATATCTAGATCCGCAAGAAGGCCATCCGTAAAAACAAAAAAGACGGCAATAGAAAACCATGGTTTGGTTTTCCGACTGCCGTCTAGCGTTCTTGCGGATATCTCTTTTACTTATTTAAAATTTTAATTTCGCCTTTAACTACATAGGCTATGGTTGTACTTTTACCTCGCCTGATAGTTAGCTTTTTCTTGTCTTCGCTAATATCACAGACTCTTTTTCCTTCTTTGTTTCTTATTTCTATAGGATCACCTCCTTAATATAAAAATAGCCAGATGAGTTTCCTTTTGAATACTCATCCGGCTATTTGATAGTTACATTTACTTCTTTGCTCGGTATGGTTTTTTCTTATTTTTGTTTGATATTTCCAGTGTTGAGATTTTCCCACAGTGTGGACATTTTGCTGCTATCTCTATTTTCTCTAAGGGAATTCTTGATACATCAAAAAATCTCTTTTTACAGACTGGACATGCCATTTGTTCCATAATACCTCCTTGTCTTTCCTTGTTAGCTTCTTTGCTAATTTCTTTCTTAAAAAAATATAGCTAAGCTATATTTTAAAAACTAAATTCGTTATATAGTTCTTTTGTTAATTCAAAGTCATTAGGTGCATAGCCTAATACTTTTAATCGAACTAATGCTGCTGTTTTTGATACTTGGAATTGCTCTGATACTTTCATGATGAAATCAAATAGATAAGTCTCATCCTTAATATGCTTATCATAACCTAGATAGTATAAATACTTTATAATCGCTTTTTTATTCATCAAAAGACAAGAAGCAAATGTATTCGCCTGCCATTCTATTGTATCCATAAATCCCCAGCGTTTATTTTTCTTCTTATTAACATCGCCAGTTCTACAAGCTAGTGATGCAGGCTTTTCTTCTTCATTAAAAAAAGATAGTTGGTTTGGATCTCTATAGAATACACACGGATGAATTACACCATGTCCACATTCATGAGCTAGGGTAAATCTTCTAAATCCTTTATCTCTTGGATTATCTAATTGCTTATCTATTAGAATAGTATTAGCTCTATCTGTAAGATATTCTAGTTCCCATTGTCCAGTTTCAATATTTGGCATTAGGCTTTTCATTGTTCGTATTACTTGGTCATCATTAAAGACCATCATCCCTGCATAGCATCCGTTATGAGATAAGTAGGCATACTCAACATTAAACCCTAAATCAAATTCTGCAAGCCCCTCAATATCTACTGCTTCAAAATTTTCAATTGCAGAAGGACAATATTTATTGAGAATTTGCTCGGTCAGTGATTCAATTTGATCTAAAGTGATAAATGGAGCACCTGTACTTGATTTGTTGAAGTTATATTGATACAT